ATTAATATCTTATATATTTAGCATACACATATCCACCATGTGGAGGATAATAAATGTGTACCCAATCTCCTTCTTTTCTATATAATTGTACTTTTGCCCCATTAGGTAAAGCACCTAATATTCTACTAGATGTAGATTTCTTTTCTCTAACATTTACACCGCTTGGTGTATTTATTGTACCTGTTCTCCCATCTAAATTAATCCAACTATTATTGTTGTTATCTGTTGGTTTGCTTGGTGTTACATTTGAAGATGCTCCTAAAACGCCATTTACTATTGCTCTAGCAATTCCATTCATTCCATATTTATTAAATATAGCTACATCCCCAGAACTATCTATAAAACATACTTCTATATAAATTGTTTTTGCTTTAGTTCTTTTAGTCAGTGCTAAAGGTTGGTCTTTAATTCCTCTATTTCTAAAACCTAAATTATTTAATTGCTTTAGTACTCTATCTGCTTCTACTAAATACTTACCACTATAAGTATATACTTCTGATCCATAACCACCTACTGTAGTATTAAAATGTATGCAAATATTTAAATCTGCATTTACTGAATTACATAAAGCTACTTGTTTATTTAAACTTTCTTGTAATGTTGATGCATAATCTACTCTACATATGTTAGTGCTATGTCCTCTGCCTCTTAATTCTTTATCTATTTCTCCTACTAATTGCCTTGTTAATACTTCTTCTTTTAATCCATTTATTCCTCTAGTTCCTACATCTCCACCGCTTAATGTATGCCCTGGATTTAAATTAAATAACATAAAATATTCCTCCTAAAAATTTAATATAAAAAAGAACAGGATTTATTCCTGCTCTTTACTTTCTTTTACTGCCTGTCTAGCTGAACTTTGTCCAAAGTAAAACCCTATTATTAATGTAAATACACTTAAAAATTCTGTACTTGATATATTAGTTTTCAATGCTAAAATGCAAAATACTATAGTAGTTAGTAATGCTATTATCTTTTTTATTTGCAAGAACTGTTTTAAAAATTCCACAGTTTAATCCTCCTTTTCCAATCCATCAATTCTATGGTGAGCACTCTTAGTGCTTTCTTCTACTTTAATTAATCTAGTATTTACATCTTCTATTTTTCTATCTGCTGCTTTTAAATCTAATCTTATATCATCTACACCTTTTGAAATATAATCTAACTTTAAAGCAGTTATCCCTTCATTTTTCCCTTCTTCCTTATTATCCTTTTCTTTAAGCCTTTTATATCCTAAATAGCTTAATGCAGCACCTAAAATAGTGTACAGTATTGACATTTCAATATTCATACGTCACCTCTCTTATTTAAAAATAGGCAAAATAAAAAGACCTACTATGGTCCTCATTTTGCCTTTATAATTTATTCTACTTCAAAATATATTTTTGTTATTTTATAATACTCATCTGGTGTTATTTCTCCAAAAGGAAACTTTTCAGTTTTAACAGCACCTTTTAATTCTTCAGCATCTACCCACTTTTGTTGAAATGCTAGTTTCCAAAAATCCATTATAGATTACCCCCTTTATTTTGTAACATTTCTAATTTCATTTGAGTTAATTCTTTACCTAAATTATTTATTAGAGCATCTTTTTGCATATTCTTAATTTTTTCTTGTGTTAGTTGTTGTCCTAAACTTTGCAATGTGAGCTTGTTTACTTCTTTTTCTTTCTTTTCCATTATTATTTTGTTATTAATATATACTCCCATAATATCCTCCTTAACTTATAGTGTAAGCTATAGTATTAATGCTGTTCGCTTTTCCCACGACTTCTAAGTCGACGTGGTCTGTCTCTAGTTTGTCTATGGAAAAGTATTGTGTATTGTCTTCTAGTTTAGTTGTTGTTAACTCTTGTCCGTTTATCTTTGGTTTAAAGTCCAATATTGGGATTTCTTCCCCCGCTGAAGCTGTTACTGGATTTTCTAAGGTTAGCGTGTAGCCTGACTCAGCCTGCCAAGTTCCGTAAAATCCTACTCGCTTATTTACATCGTCTTGGTAGATAAATAAAGGCACAGTATAGTCATGTGTTAAATCTACTAAGGTTGAAGGGTAATTAAGACGTTGTTCACTTGACTGGTTCTTCGTAATAGTTTCAATTTCGCCCCATGAATTATTTATATATTTTCGCATACGTATATCTCCAGAACTAGGTACATTTGAATCAACTCCACGCCACAATACAAAGATTTCTCCTGTTTTGTCTGCTGTTATTGATGGGTATACTTGGTTGTTATTAGTGTCATTCGATATGTTCAAAGGTGTTGACCAAGTTATACCGCCATTATCTGAATATGATACAAATATATTAAAAGTAGTTGGGATTGATTCACTCAATGCATCCCAAGCTACCCAAATCCTACCCTGAGATAGTCCACTTATTGAAGGTGGTATAAACACTGTTGATGGGTCGGTTTGGGTATAGGAATCTCCTACAACAAATAACTTACCCTTCCATGAATTCGCGATGTATGCCGAACCTATACCAGAAGTAACATTAGGGTTGTTTGTTAAATCTGCTAGATATTTTCGTGAAAAATAACTGCTAGTAATTATGTGTACATAATTGTTATTATCTAGTGTAATAGACGGATAATTAAAAAAATCTAAGCTATCAATTGTTTTTGTTATTTGTTCGATTACTCCCCAAGATATGTTACCATCATTACTAATAATCCCCTTGGCATATCGGATATTGTGATTTCCTGGATGTTCTGTGGTTTGACAACTCCAGCAGGCATGAAGTTCTGTACCTTCCGAGTTTATCGCTAGTGAACAGTAACCAAAATATCCGTTACTATCGGTCAATCCTGCATAGTAATTATTCCAGAGCATTACCCCGTGAGTGAACATATCAAGAGTAACTTTTGTAACCCTTGCTTTATTGTTAATATTCATTGACGTACTAGTTTCCATATTGGATGTGGTTAATATATATATATCATTACCTCTTGCTACTGCGGAAACTCCTCCCCACTGTGTAGGGGAAGTATCGTGTTTTAATGTTAGACCATATTTCCACGTAGTACCATTATCTTCCGAGTAATATATCGGTAAGAGAGCTGCACTTCCAGCATTGTTATATAGCATAACAGCAACTAACCAACCATTCGCTAATTTTACTAATTTCCTTCCACCGTTTCCATAAGTCTGATGTTGTTGGTCTATTACAGTAGCATCTTTAACATCATACTCTGCGTATTCGCCTGTTACATCTAATATATTGTTTGGTTTTCTCCCTGTGTATATTGTGTCCTTTGGGAATACTGCTCTAGTTGAATCTTTCATTTTTAGTTCTTTTTGTTCTTTTACGTCTTCAGAAACCGTTAGCTTATTTGTTTTCCCCACTTGTAGTTGTAAGTCTACTGCTTCAAATGGTGGGAAAGTTTGGGGCTTCATTATTAGGTCGTCTCCGCCTGTATATGCTGTTAGCTTGTCATATTGTTTTTGGGTTACTGGTTCTGATAGTTTGTATTTATTTAACTGACCATATATAAAGTATGATTCCCCATATGGTGAATATTGTCCTGAGGTATTTTGGTGTCTTATCCTCATTCTATATCTATGACCTTTTATCTTTCCACCCCTAATATTATAGGTAGTACTTGGTACTGCACTGTTCTGAACTATATTTACTCCCTTGTCTAAATCGAATACTTCTATATCCATCCATTTAAATTCCCCACCAGGATTATTAAACTGTGTCTCTACCATTATTGGGTCTTCGTCTATTACTCCTGGTTTAGCCTCCGTTCCTGTTGGTGTTATTATAGTTGGTTTTTCTGGTGGGTCTGTTTCTATATATTCTAAAACTGGTCTCCACCCGCATGCACTGTTCAAGGATGTCGCATCATAACTGGTAAGACTTGCAGCACTAGAATATCCTCGTGTAATTTTACCAGAGGCTAATGTCCTAGCTTCTTGACATATTGTATTTATTCCCCACCAGTTCCATACTTTGTTATGTGCTCCATCTAATTGCCCATAAGTGTTAGCTTCGGTTAAATCTTCTGTAGTTGGTTTTGGTAATCCTGTGATGTTTGCTGTATTCTGTATTATTGTATCCCACTCATTGTCTGTAGGTACCGTACCCGGTTTATCTGGATTTCTTTCAACTCCACCTGTTAGCACTCTCAGCTTATATGTCTTGTCATCTATTGTAACATTCTTACCGTATACCATACCACGCTCATTTAAATAATTCCAGGATACGTTTGTTACTAATACTTTGGTTGATATATAGATGTGTTTATTTCCATCTTTAATGTGTACCCAAGATATTTGATAATTTGGATTTGAATCGGTATTTCTCATTTGTATTTCTTGACCAGTTTCAATTGCACTAATAGTTCCCTTACCTCGGTCTGATAAGTTCCCAGGATAGTTGTTTGTAAACCAAGGTTTATCTGGCATTGGCTTTAAATACCCATCAACTGCAAATGAACCGAACTTTTCAACTCCTACATATGGCATTATAGTACCTCCTCTATTGTTACTAGTTTATCTCCTACCTTTATTTTATCTCCCACTTTTAGTTGGTCGCCTACTAATTGTATTTCATTTGAATTGTCTACTGCTTGGTATACTAATTGCTCTGATTCTGGACTGCCGAAGTCAATTGTTGTGTCTTTACTGTTCCATGTTGCTGTGGTTGATTCTATATATTCGTCTGTTTCAAATGTATCAAAAAATCCAATACCAGATTTATTAATAAAGTCTACTGCTAACTTTTCTTTTAGTTTAAGTTTAATATCCATGATTTCTTCTCTAGCATTTTGGTCATTTGCATTTAAAGTATTTAATTTATTATTAATATCTGTTACGTTATATGTTATAAATCCATCCGTTATTTCTTCAGCCTTATCTACTATACCATTATTATTTTTGTCATAATCATCTGTATGCATATTTCCGCTGCCTAACCCATCTTTACCTTTTGTAGCTATACAAATCCAGTATTCTTTATTAACTGGATATATGTTAGTACAATCTTTTAAACATTCACAACAACTACCATTATAAACAACTCTATTGTATTTTTTATATTCTTTAGTTAAATCAAATTCTTCACATACAGAAAAATCATCAATAGTATTTTTTATTTCTGTATATCCTTGCTGCCTTTCTGTTTCATTCTCTATCCTTTTATTTTCTGCTTCCACTCTCTCAGACTCTTCAGCAATTCTATTTTCCTCATTCTCTGCCCTTTGACTTTCATTGTCTACTCTAATGTTTTCACTATCTACTCTTTTAATTTCTCCTAGTTTCCTGTTTTCTTCACTTTCTACTCTAATGTTTTCACTATCTACTCTTTTAATTTCTTCTAGTTTCCTGTTTTCTTCACTTTCTACTCTAGCATTTTCAACATTTTTTCTATTATCTTCATTTTTTACTCTTTCATTTTCTGCTCTTATTCTTTTATATTCTTCAACCCAAATAGATTGAATAAGGTCTAAGTCTTCTGGTTCTAAATAGTCATTTCTATATATAGATCCATCTACAAACATAGAAAATGTTGCACTTGTTATTTTTCTATTATCTTTATCAAAAATACTTAAATCTGCCTTAACTTCTCCTATACTTTCTAATGCTTTAGTAAGTATATTTATTTTTACTTTCCCATCTGTAGCATTTGTTATATCTGCCATTTGAAGAAATATTTTATTGTCTGGCCTTTTATAATTTATTCTTACTGTTAATCCAGTTAAGTCAAAAGGGACACTATTCTGTACTAAAGTTATATTTAATACGGAATTATTGTCCCCTTGCTTTAATCCTCTTACAGCATTAAACCCTGTTCTCTTAGTATCTATAAGTAAATTAAACGGTTTATCCATATAATCACTTCCTTCCTTATAATACTTTTACCCCATCTTTATACAGCCCATCTTTTTTAAAAGTCCAGTAAGCATGTGAACCGCCACCGCCTGGGAAAAATAAACTTATAGCTCCGTCGTTAGCATCCACGCAAACATAGTGATATTTATCTGCCCTTAATCTTATAAAGTTGTCTCTATTTTGACCAGAACTATCTCTAGTATCTATACTTGTACCATTACTAAAATTTATTACTCCGTTGTTTGGTATTAAATTTATAGTATCAGCTAACATATTAATAGAACTGCTATCATTAGCTATAGCTAAAGCAATTTGAGCAGCTTTTATACTTCCTCCACCATCTACAACCAAATTTATTTTATCTGCCTGTTGTTCAATTTTACTATTCACTTTAGATATTTGATTATTAACTGTAAATGTTATTGTTTCTGCTGTTTGTTCGATTTTACTATTTAAGCTCTTATTAACATTTGTGACTTCTGTCATTATATGCTTTTCTGTTATTTCCAATTTACTACTTAAACTTTTATCTAAATTGGAAACTTCCATTTCTATTTTTTCTTTAGTGAATTGAATTTCTGCCATAGCTTGTTTTATAGTTAATGTTAAATCTTTTTTAGACATACCCAATTCTATTTTTATATATTTTTTTAATAAGCAATTGTAATCATATGCTATTATTCTACCTTTCAAATCTAAACCTAACTCACCATGCCTAACTGTTACAGTATCACCAATATTAATATTTTCAAGTCTCTTAAACTGTTTATATTCTTCTGTTTTTCCTAATTCTTCAAACTCCACTTCATAATTAAAAAAAGGTACGTCAATTTTGGTCTCAGAAAATAGTCTTTGTGTTTGCTTTCTCATTTCTGCATAAGCTTCTTCTTTGGTTTCAAATCCTTCACTATCTTCTGTAGGTTCTTCCCCCTCTGCAGGCTGTTCTTTTACCTTTATTCCATCAAATTTAACATGAGCTATTAAAGGCTGGTAATAAGCTCCAACATTAGGACTATCAATATAATACTCTGGCAATAACAGCCCCTCTGCTCCTTGCGGTACTATTCTAGTTGCAACCTCACTCATATCAAGTTTTTCAGTAATACCTAGCATATTTTTTTTATATGCAATTAACACTCCTGTTTCTTTTCCTATTTTCTCTTTAGCTATTATTTTATAGTTATCAAAATCAAGTTCTAAGCCCCACCTATTTCTTACAGTATTATCTTCATCACCCAATAAAGCTTTTACTGGATTATACCTTACTATTCTGCAATTATTTTGTTTTCCTCCATAGCTACCTTCAACTATAAATTTATGAGGAGTTAAAGTCTTATCAAGTACCTGTTGTACTGCTTCAATTCTTGTTTTACCTATTATATTAGTATCAGCTATAAAATTTCTAACTAAGTCAAAGAAAATATGTGTAGCATTAATTTTTATTGTTCCTAAATCTCTTTCTCTTTCTTGTATCCTAAATAATTGTAAACCTGTCGGAGTTGGAGCTTTAATTATCATGAATTTTTCTATTTTATTAGCCATTTTAGAATGTATTGGATATTCTAATTCTAAAGAAAAAAGACCACTCAAATCTCTGTGTGTTTCACATTTTAAGCAGTCTTTTAATATTCCTATTCCATTATGAGTGAAGTCAGTTTCTACTTCATTATATAAAGTAATCATTACTTACACCTCCAACGAGGTATAATTTCGATTTTAGATATATTATTAGTCCATGAGATATTATTTTCTCCTACTTGAAATATAGGAAAATTACCTATCATTAAATGATTTAAAGGTACATTTGATTTATAACATTCCATCATTTCACTATCTAATTCGATGTAATCAGATATATTAGTTAATTTAATAACTTCATTATTTATTTTTAAAGTTGCATACCCATTACCATAAATTTTAATATACGGTTGTGAATTTACATTGGCTTGATTATAAATAGTTGTTGAATTAGTTATTTCTATTAATTCATCTTGCAAATATCCAAAAGGTTGGCAATCAAATTGTATTATTCCGCTATGAAACTTTTGAAGAACTCTAGCTAGATCCAACTTATTAATTATTCTTGCTTTATAATATCTATCTGGTTCATTGGAGAATATAACTTCTCCACTTCCTGTAAGCCATTGTTTTATATCATCAAATCTATCATCGAAATAATCAAATTCTACAGGTTTAACTTCACCTTCATAACTCCCATCACTTTGTGTTAAATATCCATCTCTTCCTGGAATAATTATTTTTTCTTCTCTTTTTTCTGGAGTTGTAATGTTAGGAAGGGATATAATTTTTAATCCCTTCTCATTGCTATGAATACCCTTCCAAATAAATCCAACTTCCATTATACCCCTCCTGTCGCTAATGAATTACGTTTTCTATAAAATTCAAGTTCTTCGGCTATGTCTTTTATATCTTGTTTTGTATTATTTATAAACTTATCAACTTTTAAAGTTAATCCATTATCATTATTAGTTACTGTTTCATTCGTATTATTTATAGTTTTATTAACTCCAGCGGTCATTGCTCTTGATGTTCTAGAAGTTTCAAAGTCAACTGTAGTTTTCATTTTAGTAGTAAGGTTTGATAAATCTTTCTGCATAGATCTTTTTATATTATCAGTTTCATTTTCAAATCCAACCCCAACACCTTGGGCCATATATTTTCCTACTTGGTCCCTAAAAACTCTGGAAGGTGAATGTATACCTAAAGCATCTTTAGCACCATCTACAATTCCACTAAAGAATCCATTTACTCTATCCCTAATCCATCCAGCCATTCCAGTAATACCATTCCATACACCTTCTACAATATTTCTACCTATCTCCAAAAATCTAGAAGGTAAATTTCTAACTGCTTCAACTAGATTTGTTACCATATTAGCTCCAGCTTCCCGTGCTCTGTTCGCTAAATTAACTGCAAATTCCGCTACCCTAGATATAGTATTAACTAACCAAGTCCAAATTCTACCTGGTAACTGACCAAACCATTGAATAGTCGCATTTATAGCTCTTGTAGCAGCATTAACCATATTGGTATAAGTTTGTTGTCCCCAATTTACTATTCTATTAATTGTATTAAATAGCCAAGTCCAAATTCTACCTGGTAATGTAGCAAAAAAGTTAACAACATTATTTATCCAAATAGGTACATTGGTAACAAGATAATTCCATGTATCTACTCCCCACTTAACTATAGTTCCTAAAGCATATCCTAATGCATAACCAATTAAGTGAGGCAATTCATTGAACCATTCTCCCACACTGCTTATCCATTGTGGGATAGTTTGTGTAAAGAAATTTACTATAGCATTCCAACCATCTACAAAAGCTTGTTGTATTGTAGTCCATAAATCAGCAAACCAACCAGGTACACCATTAAAAAAATCTAGTAGCGATTGCCATGCTGCAGGTATATCCACAGTAAAGAAATTAACTATTGCCCCCCATACTGCTTGAGCTGCTCCTAAAATAGCATTCCATGCACCTATTACCGCATTCCTAAAACCTTCGTTGGTATTCCATAAAGTTACTAATGCCACTATGAACCCAATTACAGCGGCAGTTATTAGAATAATAGGATTAAGTCCTAATACAATATTAAAAGCTTCCATAATTGGGGTCCCAGTTGCTATTTCTAAATAAAGTAATTTAAATTTTTCTGCAATTGTACCAACTATGCTTGCTATTTTTAAAGTTAATAATGATGCACCTATTCCCGCTATTCCTGAAGCTATAAAACTGGCATTATCCATAATCCACGCTAAAGCATCAATTATTTTAGGTAACCAATTTTCAACACCTTCTGCAACTCTACTGATAAAGTTTCCAAACCCTTCTGCTAATCTATCTACACTTTCACCTAATGAGCCATTTGCAAGACTATCAGATAAATTGCTTAGCGATTCCATTACTGTATCGAGTGATTCTCGGAATGGTTCTCTAAACTTATCGAACATAGCAATGCCTAAATCGACAACCGAATTTTTAATCATTTTCATTTTACTTTCAGTTGTATCGTATCTTTGATTAGCCTCATTTGTTAATGCTGTATTCTCTTCCCAAGCCTTAGTTCCTAACTCTAGTGCATCCGTAAATACATTCCCTGCACCCGCAGCTCTTAAAAGAGCATCTCGCATACGAACTTCAGTAATTCCCATATTATCCAAAACACCAATTGCAGATTGACCACTTTCTTGGCATTTCCCTAAACCTTGTATAAAAGCTATAATTGCACTAGAAGCATCCTCTTTAAATGCTTTTTGAAATTCGCTGGAACTCATTCCAGCAACTTTAGCGAATTGATTTAAACCTTCTCCACCTTTTTCTGTAGCCAGTTGCATATCAATCATAACTTTGGAAAAGGCTGAACCACCCGCCTCAGCCTCAATCCCGACAGAACTTAGAGCACCAGCGAAACTTAAAATTTGCGCTTCCGACATACCAACTTGGTGACCAGCACCCGCTAAACGTAAACCCATAGCAGTTATTTCACTTTCGGTGGTTGCTAAATTATTACCTAAGGCAACGATAACACTACCAAGCCTATCAAATTGAGTTTGTGGCATTTGTGTTATGTTTGCAAGTCTAGCTAATGCGGTTGCTGCTTCTTCACTACTCATATTCGTACTATCACCGAGCATAACCATACTCTTAGTAAATCCTTCTATGTTCTCTACTTTTATTCCTAACTGCCCCGCTGCTTCAGCAACCCCGGCAATTTCACTAGCACTCTCGGGCATAGACTTCGCCATATTTCTTATAGCTTTTTCTAATTGCGCAAATTGTTGGTCGGTTCCATCCACTGTCTTTTTAACACCAGTAAAGGCACTTTCAAAATCTACACCAGTTTTAAGTGCGAATCCTCCCATAGTTCCCATAGCTGTTCCTACACCTGCTATTGCAATTCCTATGCCTTTTAACCCTTTATTAGCAATACCGTTTAATTCATTTATCCCTTTTTCCGCGCCCTTATTATCTACCTGAGTATCTATAATAATTCGTCCATCTGCCATATTTTTCACCTGCCTTTTTAAATAAAATAAAAAAAGACAGGCTCACTCACTACTCTATGGTGTGGTTTGGCTCTGTTCTTTGCTTAATTTCTAATTTAATTATCTTTTTGCATCTAATACATTTTATTTCACCTTTCATGTAATCAGCTTTTAAGAGTAGTTGATTACAATACGGACATCTTATTTCTTCAATATTAATCACCCCATTTAAAAAAGCACTTATATAAGTGCTTATAAATAAATTTCCTCTATATTATCACTAGAAATGTTTTCCCTTAATTTATTAATAAATTTAGGCATATTCATAGTAATATTTTCAATTTCAAAGCTTATTACCTTAATTTCTTCATCTTTAGATTTATAATTAATTACTAAAAAAGTTCTAAGTTTAGAACTTTTTTTAGTTCCAATCCCTGAAATTCCTCCAATAACAGCTCCTAACGATCCTAATAGTACACCTCCAACCATTGCTCTACCAACAGAATTTTTATTAGTTTCTATAATATCTTTTTCATGTATAATATCAATGGCGACTAATTTATCAAAATTTATGTTTACCACAGGATAATTATTTTTAGAAGCTTTAATTACTAAACATCCTTTTTTGTCATCCAAATTTAAGCTTACTGCAGTGTTTTTAATATATCTATCTATCCCATCAATATAAGTTAAATTAATAGGACTAATTTCTTTATTTTTTCTACTAAACAAGCCCATGTCCTCAACCCCTTTATGTATTCTACTATATTAATAAATTATACAATACATAAGGAATATATTACAATAGGTTACCAACATCTCCACCATTTAGCAAGATATTATTTATTTCTTCTAATTTATCTTTTTCATCTTTAGCGATTGGAATCTTATAAAGTTCTTGCATTTTCCTATAATAACTTTTCTCCTCTTTATCTTTTATTTTGGACAAGTCCATACTCCTATATCCCATTATTTTTACTATCTCATTATCTTCCCTAAGAGCCTTAAACATTGCTTTAAACTTCCACCAATGTAGATATTCTATGTCTTGTAAATCTATTCTGTACTGATCTAAAAAAGCACTATAAATATAATCATCATCAAAATTAAAAGAATAAATTTGTGTACTTTTACCCTTTCCAGTACCTTTAGATGGTAGTATATCTTTTCCACATCTATAGAACCATAACATTTTATCTACAGCTAAATTAATATTAGGTGGTATAACAGGATAATAAAGTTGTAATGCTTGTATAATCTTATTTTCTTCACTAATAGAGTTATCTTGCATTAAAAGTTCAAAGAGTATGGACACTCTAAAGTTAGAGTTAATCTCATACTCCCCACCCTCTATTTCAATTGTAGTTGGTACTAAATCTATTAGCATATTCATTATTTTTTCTTTCTTCTAGCTGCCCTATTAGGAGAATATTTATTAGCTATTTTTTCAACCTCTTTATTTGGTGCATTTACCTGTGTTACAAGTTCATCAAAGGCTTTTAAACATGTCAATAGATTAACTTTATTACCAAAAACCTTTTTATCTGTACCTTCACCAAACAGATTATTAAAAATTTTAAAAATAGCATTACATTGCGTCCTAATACTTTCAGCTACTGTCATGCCTTGTACTTTTTCAGATATACCCTCAATCCCCTTAATTGCTTTTTCATAGTTTTCAGCAACTTCAAGGTCTAAAATATCTAAATCTTTTAATTCCGCTCCATTGATTTTCATTATTTACCCTCCTCAACTGTAGTTGTTCCTTCTGTTTTAGGTGCAAAACCTTCTGTGAATTTTTTAGTAGTTGTATCGAATGTACCTAATATTGGGTCAGAAATCCCTAAGAAACTACCTTCAATTCCTAATTCTCCATCATTATCTGGAAAAGAATCAATTGATATTGCTACTTTAAATTTTCTAGCCCTAAAACCAGTAGTAGCTGCAGGTTTATCCAAATCTACGATTAAATAATCTGTTTCTGTATCGGGACCTGTTAATTGCAGTTCCCCAATATTTCTAATATGTTCTATAGCCTTTTCACTTGCAATCTGATCCGCTGTAAATTCAGTAGCCCACTCATATCCAGTAATACTTTGACTTGCACTTGATTGATTTATATATCTTTTACTAGTAGTTTGGGCTGAAGGACTTTCGTTAAGCTCTGTAAAGCCTGTTCCTAGTAATTCAAATTCATTTGATACTTCTAAATAATTCGCTTGTATTTTTCTCTTTCTAACTGCCAATTATATCATTCCTTTCTTATTTATTATTTGTCCCTAAAACATTACGCTCTATTCTATCTTCAACACGTCTATTAAGCCACATTAAAGCTTCTTCGATATGAGTTAATGCACAAGCATTTTCTCTGCTTGAATAAGGTCCTGCTTGAAAACATTGCAATCTATGTCTTACTATTTCTAATAAATCTGTGTCTAATACACCATTTGATGCACTAACTTCTTTACGAGGTCCTTTTTGAAATTGTATATCTACTAACACACTATCTAAAATTTCTTCACCTTTTTTACAAATCATATATACGTGGTTAGCTCCACCTGGACCCTTATCATCCAGTGCATAAACCTCGTTTAGTTTTTCTCTTTTTTGAATGGTATTTAATTCTTTCATACTTTACATTCCTTTCTTAAAATATTTTAACTTTAACTGTATTTGAAATTGAGCAGTGTCTTCCGTAACTGCGAAAGCATAGCCAGTGCTAGTAACTTTAATCTCTAAAGACTCTAAGTTATTTTCTAACACTGGCAATATATTATTGTTATTATTTTCTTCTATCCATTCGGCGAATTTTTCATAGAATCCGCTATTATCTATATTGGTTAATACATCTGCTCCATAAGGCTCTCTAGACGTAAAAATAAAAGCATATTGGCGTATACTATCTCCATTAACATACTTTTTAACTATAGGCTCTATTGGAACTTCCTCTATAGAATAAGTATCTACATTAGGTTCTAGATAATTTACATTTACCCTTATAGCATTATTAAAAGTATCTAAGTGAGGGCATTTCCTTATATAATTTCTAAGACTATCTATTATCATTTTTAATGTCCCTTAAGTTATAATTGTTAAAGCTAAAGTTTTTAATTGTCTTAACTTCCCACTTACCGTTTTTAAATGTTATTATTAATTCTTCTGCATTACCTATATTTTCTCCATTAGCCTTAAATATTTGTTTTTCAGTATCTATCAATATTCCCTTTTTCATTTACTTCTACCTCCTACAAAATCAGCTATAGTTTGAACTATTCTATCACCTTTATCCGCAAACATTCTTTTGTCCCAATACTTTCCTCTTAAAGCTCCTCTATTCCCACCTTTATTGGTGTAATATTGTTTAGCAGCATAAGGAGCATTATAAATTATTTTATCTGTTTTTAATTCAACACTCATATCCTTTAATCTACCAGTAAGAAATGGTACATAATTATTACATTGTTTAGCAACTTCTTGTGTGAACTTTATTTGTGCTTGACCATTTTTATTTAAATATCTTTTTAGTAAAATTTTTTCTGTCTTATCTATTTGAATTTTAACCGTAGTGGCCATTATACACCCTCCACTTCTATGTGGTCAGTTAATATATTTACAGACTTAACATCTATAACATTATCAAATTCACTTTCTAAATCAGCTATTCTATAGGGCTTTATACCTGTTATTTCAAAATCTACCTCACCTTTTACAATTTTATCTCCTGGATTTAATGTAAAATAATTTGGTCTTTCTTCATTAGATAATTTTAAAAATTTCTTAGGACTAATATAATTATCTAACTTATCTATAAATATGAGCGTACTATCTTCAAGTAATAAGCCTTTATCTGAAACAGTACCATTCCTTTTACCTTGCCAATTAACACCCTTAATAACTGTTCTTTGGTATTTATCAGTATCACTAGTAAAATCATAGTATCTATTGTAGATGGTTATATCTGCATTTCTAAATAAAACTCCCACGCTACCACATCCTTACGTAGGGTGTAGGCAATAGGGCTTTAACATCATCTGTTATAGTCCATGAACCAGCACCACTTTCAAAAGATATACTTTGATTTCCTTCACTCATAGATTTAACTCCTGGAGTTTTTATATTTTCTAATTTAGCAGCATTATTAATTAACTGCTCCACTGCTAAATCATAATTTTCTAATATATAATTATCTTCTAAATCTTTGTTTAGATAATTTTTAATAACTAGAATAGCTTTTCTTTGTTCAGTGGTCATTAAATCACCTACTTTTCATCATTTTCCTGTTCTTTATCATCAGTAGATTCATTATCTTTAACACTTTCATCATCTTTAGCTTTTTCCTTCACAAGTCTAAAACCTTGGTCTTTATATATTACTTCAAATGCCCTTTCAGTAGCATATATTGTTCTTTTACCTTTACAATATTTGTTCACTTTAACATTCCTCCTTTAAATTAAAATAGAGTAGTTTTACTCCTCTTATGCTCCAGCTTTTGGTGTTAATAAAGCAAATGCCTTATCTTTTATAGGTAAGAAACCTAATCTCATGCTAGCTTTAATTGCTACCATGTCATTTTCAGCTAAAGATAATGGTTTACCATCATCCATTGTTACACTTTGTAGGGTAGCTTCCTTAAGTATTTCGTATTCAATACCTGCTCTCATGCCCACCAAGGAATACATCCAATTACCAGCTATTAATTCAGCTTTTTTCTTATCCCAACCTCCATTTCTCACGAACTCTATAGGATTAGAATACAACTCATTTTGTCCTACTCCTGGAACAAAAAGAGCATTTCCATTTGAATCTCTTAATTTTCTAAGAGAATTTTTAAGTCCATAATGTCCAGCAAAACCATTAACATCTAATCCATCATCTTCAACTAAAGCCATAACATCAGATATATCTAAATCAAGTTTACCAGCACCATTAGTTTCTAGTGCTATTTTATTTCCACCATCATTAGCAACTCCAAATATATTTTTATCAAATGGGGAATTAGTACCAAATAAACAAGCACTATCTATTGCCTTATAAAAAGCTTCAGCTATAGCTGGGCGCATTTCTCCAAATACATTCATGGTTGTATCATTTAATTTTTCTTTTGTTACTGGAATTATTACAGCTAATTTCTTAGCTTCCATTACTGGGAATATCCATTCTGCTTTAGAAGTCTTAATTCTTTCAGTTTCACCTACCCAGTAAGCTCCTGGACCATCCACCATTATAGAAAATTTCTTTTTATCAGAAGTCATAGGTTCAACTTTAGAAAGTCTTAATATAGAAGATCCTCTCGCTACATCTTTCATTATTCCATTTGCCTGTTCAGTAGGCACAAAACCTTGTAATTCATCTTTTAAATATGTCATATTTTACACTCTCCTTTAATCTCTTTTTACTTGATTATCTTTTATTACAGATATGAAATCTAAACCACCTTCTGGATCACTTCCTCCACTCGGTGGTGTATAAGAATTATCCTTAAGTCTTTCTTTTACTGTAGTTTCTAACTTATCAGTAAATACTTTTTCTAAAGTTTCTAAATTTTTATTTGTAGTTTCCTCATCTTGTCCAATAAAATAATCTACCAAATCAGTCGGTAGACCTTTTTCAGTAGCTATTTTAAGAGCTTTATTAGTTAGCTGCTCTTTTATTTTCTCTCTCTTCATATTCTCCATTTCTTGTTTTAATTTCACTAATTCAGTATCCTTTGGATCTTCCTCTGGATATAATTCTTTAATTTTATCATCTATTAAACTCTGTAGATTATTTTGTTTCCATGTTTCTAACCCTTTATTTAAATGAGTATCTTTTAAACTATCAATAAAAGATTTAAAATCTTTATCAGTATTTATTTTCTGTTTAAACATATCTAAACCACCAAATTTATTTGCCAGTTCAGAAGTTGCAAGTATTTCGTCCACATCTTTATCATCTTCAATATCTTTAATTAGCTCTAACAATTCTTTTTTTAGCATTTTACTTTCCTCCTATTTGTCCCTTCAACCTATTTAAGACTAAAGACACAAGTTAAATTTTATTCTTCTATAGTATTAAACCCACGACATAAAGGATGTACAGTTCCAGGTGCATCATTTAAATCATATATTTTACCATCTAAGTCAGCACACTCAGAACAAGTTCTGCGATCTAATACTTCATTTCTTCTTACCTTTTTAACTCCTGTTTCTTTACAAAACTTTTTAAAAGCTTCATCCTCACACCTATTTACTTCTGCTTCAACTAATCGCCTAGCTTCATAAGCATTACTATTAAATGTCTTTTCTATATCTTTTTTTATTTGGTTAACATTTACCTTACCATCAAGAAAATTTTTAACTTGTTTGTGCAGATGCTCTGCGACTTTTTTTTCATTATCCCAAACACGCTGTGAAAAATGTTTACCTTTAAAATTATTTTCTATAATTTTCTTAACATCTTTCAAATTAACATTATAAGAATAAAAATTAAAAGTATTTTTAACTGTGTTATTTAATACATCTTTTGAAACTCTTTTTTGTGTTGTTCCTTGGTTTTTTGCAAAACCCAAGATAAGATTAGATAATCTTCTGTATTCCTTATTTTTATCTTTATTTTTAAGGCTCATAATCCCATCTATAATAGTATAAGTAAGCATAATTAATGCTATTTCTCTTAATAATTCGTCTCTATTCTGTTTTTGTTGTTTATAAACTTCTTTTAGCTGTTCATTAGCTTCATCATAAAGACTTTGGATAAATTCTTCTTCTTCATTTTTACTATAATTCATTATTGACATCACCCACAATATCATCCAAATTCATTCCAGGTAATTCGTCTTTAAGTTTTTTTATTTCATTTTTAGGATTTTCAATGAAGCTTAATAAACTTAAACCTGTTTCAGTAGACAGTTTATCTCCCAATTGACTTATGATCTGAGCTGTCATTAAATCATCTTGTGGAATGTTTGGAGTAAATTTGCTTTTTATATCTCTGAAGTCATAATTTTTATTTTTTATTACTTTTAAATATATAAATAAGAATTTTAATCTAGTTTTTATACAATCTGCAATAGATTTTTGGTTAAGCTTACATTTTTCTTCTAAAGCTATTAATCTAGCTCTTAAAGCTAAAGAACTTAAATTACTTTGCATTTTCTCATTATGGTTAACATGTGAACTTAGTTGATACATTTTATCTTCTAAAGTATTTAAAGTATTTTGAATGAATGTATCATTAATATTTTTAATTAACCAAGCTGCAGTGCCATTTTTGTCTTTAATCTGCATTACTCCAAGTTTTTTCATCTTTGGAATATCTTCTTCATCTATAGCTACTCCAGTAAGCACCATATAAGCATTTCTAAAATCACTTATTTCATTAGATATATCACTTAAGTTGGTTTCATAGGCATCTTGTAGCCCCTTCAAGTCTTTAAATAAGGTATCATCTTTACCTTCTTCGCTTAATTGACATAATGCCACTGGTACAGCACCAAAAATATGTTTTGTAGACTTACTTATTTCCTCAAACTTATCATTGAAGTGATATATAAACTTATCATCATACACATCAATGTAAGTTGTATCATCAAATTTAAGCTTATAAGAGTGCATAAAAAAAGATATGTTACCAAAGTCATCTATGGCAGCATATCCTTCTCGTGGACTTATTATTTTGCTAGAAAATTGACCTTCTTTATCTACATAATATAATTCATAGGCCAAACTATATATAAGCATATTTTTAGCTAAATTAGAGTCGTGTCCTTCACTCCAATGGTCCAGGTAATAGTCAATGTCATTAACTATATTTTCATTACCAGATTTACTTATATAGGTTACATCATTACCAACTGAATAACTAACTTCTTCTTTTATAAATTTCTTAATATAGTTAACTGGAGTTTTATTATTACTACGTTCGGTTACCATTTTATAATTATCCATTGCATCAGTATTACCTTTATAATAGGCATACATTTTAGCATAAGATTGCAAGTTATTTTGATGTTCTTCATAAGCTTTTTTAAGTAGATTTATATCTATTTTAATCACCTCCTACAAACCAAATTTTCTTCTATCAAGAATAGTAACCTTACTAACAGTTTCAATAGTTTTAATTTTAGTCTCAAGTTCAGAAATACAATCTATCATATCATCATGTATAGTATATAGTTGTCCCTGAAAGTCTTTTATTTGTTCAATAGCTGCTTTACTATCCTCACAATCAGAACATATTATAATCTGGCCATTATTAACTGGATCAACAACTGTAGATATTTTTTCATCTTTATTTTTTCTTTGCATTTCATTAATCCATTCATACTGTTTGTCTTTTAGTATTGGACTTTTTTCTATCAGTTCTTTAATTTTAACAACATCTGCCCCCTGATATGTGTTTTTTTCAATGTTTATATGTGTTACATCAAGATTCCTTTCTAGCATTTCAACAACTTCCTTACAATATTGTTTAAAACTTAATTTCTTCATAATTAAATCTCTTATATACGTAAAATCATTTGTTGCTTTAGAACCAACGATTGCAGCTGTAAAGTCAGATTTTTTATTTGTTGTTGATGCAGGGTCTACACATAACATTGTTTTTGTAAAATCATGATTTCCAATTTCTGCTTTAGTTTGAGTTCTAACAGATTTGAACCACTTTTCACCTATAGATGATGCATCATTCATTAATTCTGACATAAATGCCTTTCTATCTTCCCAGTACTTAACCGCTAAATCATTAAAGCAATCCCATTTTTCTGGCCACCATACTGGAAATTGCATTTCAGATTTATGGTCCTCATAAAATTGCTTAGCTTTAGCTTTTCTTTCATCTTTATTTAATTTTTCATCAAAATAAATGTCATGACATTGTTGCCATAAAGTATTCTCAAATATATCTTCTACTGTTTGTCCTGGTTCTAATATTATTGCACGCCTTAAGATAGTAAAATAATCATTATTTCTACTTAATTTACTCATAAGACAATCAATATGTAGCACTGTACCTATGGCAATTATCTTAGTAGCTGCTTTAATCTTTTTACTATTTCTAAATACAGCCTTATCTCCAACCTCTTCAATTTCTTTTGTCCACTTAGAGTACTGTTTTTCTCGTGCTGCATCAGTCAAAATATTTTTTTCATCTTGAAAATCATCACCTATAAATACAGTAGGACGAATACCACCCCAGTTATTACCTCTTACAGAAGTACCAGAGCCAACAGTTTTGATATAAGTTCCATTAGTGAACTCAACCTCGTTTGAATTTACAGTGTATCTTTCTCCATTTGATTTTATTACTTTAATATTAATTAGTTTACCAAAACATTTAATTATCTTTTTATTATCATTAAATACTTTTTTAATAGAATCAAGAAATTGTGTTGCATCAGAATCTGTTTTTGCTCCTAAAAGAGTAAATAAAGATTTTTCATAACAATGAAGCCATACAGATACCGCCATATCAAATATAGTAGTTTTAGCAAACCCACGTGGCTCAATTATAGCAACTTTATCATGTTTATCTTTTACAAATATATCATTTGCTATATTCCATAGCTCGTAATGACCTTTTGATAATTGTCTAGCCACATTAGGCTTATGGTCATTGGGTATTGTATTATCTTCACTTAACCCTTTGACAACAAAAATATCGCTCATAAAATACAAACAGAAAAACTCTATATCTATTTCACCTAATGCCCTTGCTAATTTATCTAAATTACTATTATTCGCTTTTAAAAGTGCTTTAGATGTTTCACTATCATAATGCTTAATTAAATATTTATTAAGCAAATAAACTTCATATTTAATTTGTGTGTCGAATCCTAAATTATCAAAGTAAATCATCTTAAAACACCCCCTTAAGCATAATAAAAGCACCTAGATAAACTCTAAGTGCTAATTTTATACTAATTTACTTTCTTCATATTCTTTTCTATATCTATAATAAGTTGGCTTAGTTATTCCCAATAGTTTCATACATTCTACTGGCTTAATAGATCCATCAAGAACTCTTTTATATTCCTTACAAAATTTATTGAAGTCTAATGCTCTAGGTCTTCCGTAATCCTCCCATTCGCCTCTGGCTTTTTTAGCTGCAATTCCTTCACGTTGCCTTTTTTCTTTTTTCTCTAATTCAGCTTGAGCGAATGAAGCATACATTTCTATAAGCATATTATTTATTGTTTCCATTATCATGGTAGCTATAGAATTTTCCTTTGGAAGTTCAGTTAAAGTTGTTGGAATTTCTAAAACCATTAATCTTATGCCTTTATCTTGCATCTTCCTAATTTCTTTTAATGTAAGCTGCTTGTTTCTACCAAGTCTATCAAGTTCAGTAACAATTAAAGAAATTTTTTCATCAGGATTAATTTGACTTGCTAGATCCATAGCTTTCATTAAATCCTTGTATTGCGGTCTATCAAAATTTTTACCTGTGCATTGGTCTGTATATATTTCTCCAACCAATTCAATATTATGATTAGAAATAAACTCTTTTATTTCTTTAAGTCCTCTATCTAAATGTTGATCCTCTGTTGAGGTTCTATGGTATGCAAAATATAACATATGGACATCTCCTTCAACTATAAAAATATAATAAAATTTTATGTAGCCCGTCGCCACAGGGAACAGAGGCTCAAATTTAGAACCTACCCCCTCACTAACTTTCTTTATGATCTTATTATATTCTTATGGTATCAAAATGTCAACATATATTTTCGATACTATTTATTCTTATTTTATCCTTTTGAAACGGCTTAAGTACGTTATATTTTATATAGTATCATAAGTATACTTTTCGATACCATGTAATTAGTTATTATTATCTTCTTTTATTTCACTTAGCAATGCATCTATATTAATTTCTTTGTCATTGTCTTTATCACTTGTCATGTCCTGTGTCTTATTAGTAGGAGTTCCACACAACCTATTGATAGCATATATAATAGCATCCAATGAGGTCTTATCACTATTACTCTTAAGGGCAATCCTAACAAGCTTATCCACTAATGGTTCTATATTAAGTAGTATCTTGTTATTAACCTCAGATTTTAAGGCCTGTAAGCTTTTGTCAAGCTCAGCCTTAAACACTTCATTCTTATTCTTCCATGTTGATATTGTTTGTCTACTAACACCAGTGATAGTTGCAATATCGTTAATACTAGTACCTTTGAGTAATAACTCAATTGCTTTTAATTGCTGTTGACTTAATTCTTTATTATCCATACTTACAGTTATCACTCCTTTACTTCTTTACAATAAAAAAAGACACCTAGCTATTTACTAAATGTCCTTCGCTTTATTCTCTATGATACTATTATATAACGTTAAAATAACTTAAAACTGTAATCCTTCAATAATATAATACTAAAATAATAATACAATAATACTAAAATAATAATTCAGATATTCTACTTATTATCCTTCTTCTTACTTTAATACAATTATCAACTGATTGATTAAGCTCCTGTGCTATACTTGTCCAACTCTTTGTTGGCTTACTAAAATATCTTAACTCAACTAATTTCTTTTCATCATGTTCTAATAGCTCCATAACTTTATTAATCAATTCTTTTTCATTTATTCTATTTTCTTTTTCTTGCTGTAATAGTTCTAATTCTTTTTGAATATACTCTTCTCTTCTTATAACTTCATTTTCTACTTCTGAATTAAACTTATTCGTCTTACTTGTTCTTTCTTCATACTCTATTGCTTTAATATTTATATCATTTTTTAATTTTTTTATTTTAATATCTACTAACTGGTTTAATATGTCTATATCTTTGTAATTATATAAATGATATTCTGTTTTTTTAAATTTATTTTCTTCCAACTTTTTTACCTCCATAATTCAGGTTACCTTTTTGAAGTCTTAAAAAAGGTAACCTTTTTAACATGCCTCAACCTTAGTAATACTAATGCTTTAAATATTTTTTGTCATGGTTACCTTTTTGTAAAAATAATGTGCCTATCTTTTATATATATACTTTAAAATATATACACGTACGTATATTATTTTTATATTTAGGTAACTTAGTAACTTATATATATATTTATATAAATAATATAGTAATATCAATACTTTGCATAGGTTACCTTTTAGTTACCTTTTGGTTACCTTTATATTTTTTGGGTAACCTGTTTAAATGGGAAAATTTTTGTATCTTCTCCATCAACTTCTTCATAATCTGGTGGAGCTATTGAATCCACTTTTAAAGCCTGTAACATTTCTTTATCATAAATATCAAATTTTATTGATTTTCCATCTACTTTTATAACTTTTCCTGAAGCTTTAACCAGATACCCAGCTTTTTTAGCTTGTTTTTTAAAATCATTACAATTTAATGGAACTAAATCGGCTCCAACTCTAATAACATGCTCACGTATTTGATTAATCAGCTCAGATGTCTTGATAAAGAGTCCATCTCCCCTACTTTTTACAACATCTTCCCATCCTATAGCCCTGCTATCATTTATCATGTCATTATATAAAATTAACATTCTCTCAACCAAACTGCGAACATTTTCAGTATCTTCTAACACTTCAACCTTAATATTTTTTACTATATGCTGATAAAAATTGTCTAGTTGCTGCAATCCATGCTTTTCTAAAAGCTTATTAAATATCATCATTCCACATGAGATATTAATTGCAGTATTTTGAGTCCTGTTTTTTAAATCTTTTATATCCTTTTTAGCCATTTCTCTTAATTCTTGGTATTTTTCTACTGGCATTTCTAATATAATTTCTATTAAACTTCTTCCTAACTTGTTTAACAGTTCTTCATTTTTTATTAACCACTCCATGGCCTCCGTGTTTTTTTCAGTTCTCTCTCTTCTAGAAAGATATATTATACAGCTTCTTTCTATAAGAGCCTTTTCTTGGTTTGGATAACTTTCCTCACCTGCTAATATTATTGGTCTACCTAGGTTAAACTCAGTGGTTTTTAAGCTCTTATTTCCTTTTGAAATTGTTGTTCTATCATATAAATTTCTAAGTGTTTCAGATATATTTCCAATTTTATATCTATCCATCATACTAGGCTTGAACTCGTCAAATAGAGCAGAGTAGTTTCCATCACTTAAACTTTTCATCAAAGCAAAGTTACTTATTAACCCAATAGATTTAATATCTTTCTTAGGATAATTAAGTATTGGAGCTATTACATTTTCAAGTATTGTACTTTTACCTGAACCACTCTCCCCAACTATTAAAAGATGATGTAATTTTTGCTTAAGTGCTTGGCACTGATGCACCGCTAAATTATTTATTACAGTTCCAATGATAGAAATTGATTTTTCTGGACCAGCAAACTTAAAAATATGTTTTATAACTTCCTTCAATTCCTCTGTTATTATTGGTTCATTTTTTATAACATCAGCATTATTACGACCATCACTTTTTATATTTTCACTTACTCCTTTTGAAGTTATTGAGCCATTATTTTCTATAAAAATTAACTCTTCATCTCTTTCTATAAATTTAACACCGCCATAAACTTCTTCATTCTCTAAAGCAAAATATTTATTTATCCATCCCTTTAATCTATTTAAATCTTCAACTCTTCCATTGAATACAAGATCCATTGTTCCAAGAAAATTTTTAAATGATTTAACATCATCGAATACAGTACTTATCCCTATTCTTTCAATTGTATCTCCAGTAACACTTTTAAGCACTATTCTTACTCCTTCCGTTTCATCATCTATAAATTTAATCCTGGTTGCCTTTAATAATCTAAAATCTGTAATATACTTTTTAGTTTCAATTACTTCATCTGCTTTTTCTTTAAACATTATTTTATATATTCCACCTATATCCTGCTGCAGCTCATATTTATTTTTTATATCCAAAGATCTATCAAATGCATCTAATAAATCTTTTTTATTATGGCCAGTTTCTATCCAATCTGTAACATCTTTGTTATCTCCCAAGGATTTCAATCCTGGAAGGTTTATAAATTTAAATTCTCTAGCATATTTTTTAAATTTATCATAAATATTCCACTTATATTGATCTCCAGCTTGTCCAGTATCTCCTATTACATATATTCTCATTCTATTATTTTTTAAAACATCTAATTCTTTACACCCTTTTAAGCTTGTGGCCACATAGCCTTTGTTTTTAAATATAGAATTTATTGTGTTAGCATCTTTTTCACCTTCATCTATAATCAATACATCATCATTCTTTATAGCACTTAAAGCATTATATAGGTTATACGGAAGTTCATCAGCTCCCCTTTTAGCAATTACTTTTTCACCTTCCAAATGATAATATGAAAGTTGTTTTTTGCCTTCTCCGTTCACAAATTTAGCCTTAAAATATACTATTTCATCTCTTTCGTTCACAAATTTAAATATTCCCAGTAACTTTTGACCTTGCCTAAACTTTGATAATTCCCACTCTACATAGTCTTTTACTTTTTCCTCCTGAAGTTCTTTTTCAGTTTTTTCAACTTCAATTCCTAAATACTCCCTAGCTTCTGTGTAATTCAAATTTTTATATTTAATTATAAAATCAATGGCATCTCCACATTCTGAACAGCCAAAGCACTTAAAAAAATCTTTATTGGTGTCCGGATTAAATTTAACCCTTAGGGAAGGTGTTTTTTCTGAATGGAAAGGGCACTTTATGTACCCTTGCCTATTAAATCTCTCTCCTGTTTCATTCTCAATCAATTCCTTTAAATCTATATCCTGTAGTTCCACCTTCTCACCTCCTCCTTTTGTTAAAGCTCTTATTACTCATTTTCTACAGCCGGACCTATATCTGTGTTTAACTCTTTTAGATAGTTTCTAACACTATAATAAAGTTTTCTATATATTTCAAAGCCTGTGTCTTTACTACTTGTAAAAATAGTGTCATGTAAATATAAATCCTGTATACTTGATAGTCTTCCTAAGAAAGCTTTAGGTGTATATAGACTTCTATAATTTCCTTTCTTTATATTCTCCATACCATTCTTATCCTCTATTATTAGATATATTTTAATTCCTTTATTTTTTGACCTTTGAAGTTCTCTTATAAGTCTTATATCATCATGTGTATCTGTTTTTTCTGCTAAATTTCCAGCAAGTTCATCAACGCTATTCTTCCTTTCAACCGCTACTGGAAAATATATATCCCTATAAATTCCCATTTCAGGGCACCTAGTAATAATAGCTGTATAATCTCCCTCATCTATCTTTTTCTTTTTATATTTAACTTTCTTTTCATCAAAATAATTTAGTATATGTTGATTTTTTTGCTCTCTTGTATCATATAAAATCATAAAATTTTCTTTAAGAAGTTTTTTAATTTCTGTATCTGTAAACTTATAATACATTCTTATCCTCCTGCCTTGATTATTTTGTTAATATAGTTGTTTTGCGACATTAGATAGCATATTTACATACTAAATTGTCATTGTAAATTTTAAGACTTTCTTTTATTCTTTTAATCTTCTTATGCCTTTTATATAAAAATGTTTCAAAGTCCATACATTTAAAGAAACTAGGTTGATTACAATATGCTGCATAATCAATATAGAAATTTTTTTCCTTACTATCCCAACAATTTATATCTCTCATAAAGTAAGGTAGACACTTATTTTTTCTGCACCATTCAACACGCTTAATCAGTAATCCTATATCCATATCTTTATTTTGATAAATATAAAATTTAACTTTCCAATCTTTTGGAATATATTTTTTAATAATTTTTAATTGCATTTCCAATAGTGGCTGATACTTAGGATTATCAAAAGCAAATATATATTCACCCATATAGTTCAATTCTGATAGTAACTTTGCATTATCCTCATTAATCAATCTAAAATCTAATCCCTGGTTAAATTCACATCTGATGTTATTCTCTATAAGATATTTAAATACTTCCATATGCTTGTCATATGCTAATATATTGTTGTCTAAAAACTTAACTTTTTTATGTTTAATAATGCTTTCTAATGAGTTATAAACTTTTAATTTACCCTCATATTTAGGCACTTTGCAAAAGAAACAATTTCTTATACAACCTCTAGTAATAAAGCCATAGCTTGTATCTTCTTCTGGATAATAAAACGGTTCTGTATTTTCTATTTCTACTGGTAACTTTAAGTTTGGATCAACCGAACCTATTCCACCATAAATAATATTATTACATCCAATTATTTCAAATCTGTCTTGATTTATTTCAAAAATATTACTTGAATATACTTTGTCATAACTAGTCCCATCAACTATTTTCTTTTTTCTATTTGGATAACCATCAAGTTTTAAATCTATCATTTCCACTTCATTATTATCTTTAAAATAGTTATACATTCTTCTTATTGCAAGATTAAATTTAGAATCAACATTAACCAATAATATTTTCATTTCTTTCCTCCATTCTTGGAGGTGTGGCCACACTTTTTTATCTAGAATTACTCCAATTTTTTAATTTCAATTTGTGTCGTCTAAATTTCAAAATACGTACTCATAATATATTTACAATCTATATTTCCGCAAATTCATCTTCTAATTTTTTAATCTTTTCAAAAATATTATTAATAATTAATTCTTTTAAATCATCTTCTAAATGATAATTGTATTTATTTTCTTTGTTTCCAGTAAAATCAACACCTGTAATATGGTTGTGATATGGATTTTTTAGTATTATTATCAAAGATTTTAATTTACCAATTTTCAAAGCTAATTCTTGACCTTTTCTTAGTTGCTCCTCTGTCATATTTAATCTCCTTTACTTTTATTTCATATTCCGTCTTAATCCAAATTTTTATGAATCTAGAACGGAATATCTCCATCATCTACAGGAGTTAAATCATTCTCATAGTCAACAGATGATTCGTTAGATTGACTTTCATTAACCCTTGACCCTTTATCCTGTAAAAACTCAAAATCTTCTACTACTACATCTGTGCTCCATCTGTTGTTACCTTCTTTGTCCACATATTTATTAATTTGTAATCGGCCGCTAAGTCCAAACCTATGTCCCTTTTGAACATAATTTGCTATTGCTTCAGCTCTTTTTCCGAAACATACACAAGGAATAAAGTCTGCTTCCTGTTGCTTGGACTTATCAAACTGTGGTCTGTTTACCGCTAATGTAAATTTTGTTACTGCTGTTCCTGTTCCAGGAGCAAAAGTTAACTCTGGATCTTTAGTTAATCTTCCAACAAGTTGTATTTTATTCATCCCTTACACCCCTTTGATTTTCATTTGCTTTCTATCTTCACCAGGTTCAAAATGTTCTTCTAATATATAACTAGACTCTAAGTCTGCAGTATTAAGAGCAACTGCTGCATTACATATATTCCAAGCGGCGCTAACATTATTTAAGTTTTCTTTTGGTTCATAGCCTCCCATGTGCCACCTTATCATTAGAACTTCATCTTTCGTTAGGGGTATAAGTTGCTGAAGAATAATAACGCTTTTCTCCCCATGACCTATAGGCAATAAATCATTAACTCCATAAGCTGGCATTTTAACCCACTTGGGCTTTTCCCCTGCAGCTGCTATATTTACATTTTTATCATATACAGTGTAAAAATTAATCTTGCATGTATCATGTAACAATGCAACAATTTTCATTGTGTCTTCACTTAATCCAAAATCAAATCTTTTATTTTTCTCCTTAAATAACTCGTAAACATTTAGGCTATGCTCTGCTAATCCACCCTGATAATTTCCATGAAATCTAGTAGAAGCAGGAGCGACAAAGAAGTCACTTTCTTCCAGATATTTAATAACTCTATCTATTCCCTTTCTCTCTACACTACTTAAAAGATTAATTATTCTTTCTTTAACCTCAAAAATGTCTTTCATTTTTCTACTCTCCTAACTTATTTCTAATCCTGGTACTGCAACATAAGTCGGTATACCAGTTAAACTCTCTATCTCTTTTTTAAATTCTTCCGGATTTCCATTATTCTCTGACAAGTGAATTAATGTTATTGTCTTAGTTTTTGATAAATCCCACGTTTTTAAAGTATCTTTCAATGTTTCTAAACTCATATGAGATTTAAATGTTCTTGTTTGATATGATTCTAAATCTTCCATATATCTCTCTGAATAGTTGCATTCAATTAATATATGATCTACATTCTTAAACTTATATTTTAAGTAATATGTGTCTGTTGCAAACAATATTTTACCTATCTGAGAGTGTTGTATTAAATAACCTAAACACTCACATTCTGTAGCATCTGAATTTGTGTGTTCTGCCTTAAATGCCATTACTGTAAATTCTCCTAATCTAACTTTATCTAAATGTTGCATTAAAAAAGTTTTATGGTATTCTTTACAATTGTACTTTTCTAATACTTCTAATGGAGCACATACCTTGGGCAAACTCTCAAATGCTCTTTTAAAGCTTTTACAGTGATCTGAATGTTTATGACTTATTAAGCAGCCTTTAACCCCTTTAATACTGTAATTTAAGCCTTTTAGTATATTTCTCCAATCAATTCCACACTCAAGCAGGAGTTTTTCTTCTCCCGCTCGAATAATGTAACAATTACCTTTGCTTCCTGTGGCCAATACTTTAATCATTAGTATGGAGCTTCCTCTTCATTATTTTCTGGCCCAATTATTTCAGCTTCAACTACTGGTGCCTCGTCCTTTTGGGGTTCATGTCTCTCAATATCAATACTTTCTTTATTTCCTTCTTCTTTTATCTCTTTTTTAATTTCTTCAAAATCAACATCTTTTGCATTTTGAGGGTTGTCCACATAATCAATATTTTCATCTAAACCGCTATCTTTATTTACAATTCCTTCTTTTATTACTGCTTGATCTGCTTTAATTCCTGTTTGCATTTCTATACTTAAAATACCCCATTTTTTAATCATATCCTTGAGTACAGTTTTTTTAGCCATAGAATCAAAATCATCCTTCCAAGGGCCACTACTAAAGGTTTTTGAGTATTTCTTAGCATGATTTAAAACATCTTCTTTTTTCCAATAAACAACTTTTTCAAATCCATTTGTAAGTTTGAAGAATCCAGCATACCCTATAACTTCATCACTTTCTTTATTGTCAAAATCAAATTGTAATTCTTCTGTAAGTGGATTCCATGATGCTAATTGTCCTCTATATACTTCAACTACATTTATATTTTTATATTGTGAAGTTCTTAAAGCTAATTGAACATACCCTCTATAACCAAGTTGGAATTGTGCTTTCTTAATCCATTTCCCAGTTTTTTTATCTTTACAGTTATAAGGTACTACATAAGCAAACCCTATATTGGGGTCTATTGGTAAATCTAATGTAGCTGCAACAACTGCAGAACTAATAACCGTCATTGGCTCACATTCTTTTAAGGTAGGACTATTTGAAACATTTATCATTGAACTTACAAATCCAGGTGTTTTCTTACCTAAGATTTCATTAAGTCTTTCCTTTATTTGAATTCCTTTACTGCTCTCTAAAATTGATTTTACATTCTCTACTTTTGCTAATTGACCCATACTAAATTACCTCTACTTTCATTTTTTTATCTTTACTAACAATTAGATTAATTACCTGGCTATCCACATCAATGATTTTATTAGTAGATTCCCTGTTATCTATGAATATTGGAGCATTGATATTATAGTGATTACACAAAGTATTTATAATATCTAATCCTGCATTAATTTTGGCTGCACTATTTAAATTACTGCTATATGGAACACCATTGATGCAAGGCTCGCATGTTTCCTCTAAGCCGCCATTAATTTGATTTTTAAACATTTTAAATTTTACATACTTGAATTTAGAATTTACCTTCTCTTCTAATAGCTCTACTTTAGTTCTTATAAACTCTTCTGAAAGAATTTCTAACCCTTCAAGCTCTGCAATTTTTTCACTCAATTTTGTTTCTTCTTCTTCAAGCTCCTGAATTCTACTCTTAGCCTTTTCATTTGTTTCTTTAAAGGTCAACTGCTTGTCCAGTTTACTAAGTTGCTCTTGTAATTCTTCCTTCTTATTGTTTAATTCTGTAGTGTCTTCTTTCTTATAAGACTGAATTTGACTTTCAAGACTATAAATTTCTTGCTTTATATATTTAATTTTCTCTGGGTCCTCTATTTCTGTTTTAAAACTGTTTAATTTGCCTTGAAGTGTCTCCAAAGATTTTTTAGTTGCTGCTAACATATTTTCTTCATCTTCTATCTTTTTACTTAAACTCTCATTTTTACTTTTTAATTCTTCTATCTTAGCCGCAGTAGATTTACCTTCTGCTATATTTTCCTTTAGCTTTTTAGCCTTATTGGAATTAAAATTACCTTCTAATTCTTCCCTTTTAGCTTCAATGTCATTTGTTTCAAACTTTCTTTTACAAGTTGGGCATATGCAATTTTCTTCATTAAATTCAAATTTAGAATTTTTAATATTGTTATATATTTCTAATAAATTATTCCTTTTTAAAACCAATGTATTATCTATATACTCTTGATTTCTTTTTACTTCTTTCTCAAATTCATTTATGTTCATATTCAAATGTCTTATGTTTATCTCTGCACTTCTTATCTTTGCCTCAATTTCCATTTTGGGCTTATTTGCATTTGCCTTAAACTTATATTCAGTCTCTGTTAGTTCTTGTCTTTTTTCCAGTAAAGCTGTCTTTAATTTAAATAATCCTTCATTAGCTTTACTCTTATCCAATAATTGTTCATCTATATTTTTAATGCCTGCAGCTACACCTCTTCGCTGTATATCTAATCCATCAAAGTCAAATTCCTGGATTGAATTATTTACTTCATCTATTCTTGAAGGTATCTGCATTCTATCTTTTTTTAGTTGATTTATTTTACTTCTATTGGCTTTCACAAAGTCATTTAAAGACTTGTCTTTTAAATACATTTTTAATGGCTCTAAATCCTTTTTAAAATCAAGCACAACCTTGTTATCTAAATCTCCAACAATCTCTGTTATGATAGATCTTCTATCCTTCCAAGGTAGACTTGGAAAATATGAAGGATTAGTTATTAATTTAAATAATTTTTCATCCAGTAACCCTGATATAAAATTTTTATATTCTGTAACTTTTTTAGGTACTTCATTCACATAATACTTTGATTCATAACCTTTAAATTCTGTCTTTGCAGTACCTCTTACTTTATTGTATTTTTCTTTATAAACTCTCTTTAAGACTACTTCCTTGCCATCTATGTCTAATGTTGCCTCGATAACTGTTTCTAAGTTATGAATTGGGTTATTGTTTTCATCTAATGGCTGTACATCAAACTTAGTTGAATCCTTACTATCTTTATCAAATAACAAAAATGTAAATGAATCCTGAATAGTAGTTTTCCCTGTTCCATTTTCCCCAAATATGTTTGTTACCTTACCAAAATCTATAGTTAAATCTTTTATGCCTTTAAAATTTTTTAAGCTCAAATTTTTTAAAAAAATTGAATTTACCATTATTAGTTCCTCCCTTTAAGCTCTCTATTATATTTTCTTAATTGCTCTATCTTTGCATTATTATTATTAATGCGTTTTTGTAATTGTTTGTTAGTTATTTTTAAGGTTAAAATATCTCTTTCATGAAGCTTTATATATAGCCCATTGCTTTTCATTTTGTTTCCTCCATAATTTTTTTTATCATTTCTATTGATTCATCAATATAACTATCCGCTGGATTAGGACTATCTATTGACCTAAGATTAGATAATACTTCTTCTAATACTTGTTTATATATTTCACACTTGCAATCCCCTTCATTTAAAACAACTGTTACAGGATGTTTACTATCCTCCGAAATATCTCCTACATAGTCTAAAATAGTTGTTAAATCCATACAAAGCACGTCTCTAGATACATTCACAATCTTTAATTCTGAATATCTATTTATAGTTGTAGTTAATAATGCAACCACTATATCTTTGACCATCTTTACAAATCCTCCAATCTTTCATATACTATTTTTAGAATGTTAATTTAATTGTTCGGCTCCTGGCATGGAGCTGTTTTTTTAAATTTATTTATTATTTGGCACACAGAGCTTTCAGTGCTGCAATATATTTCTGCAATTTCCTGAAGTGATAAAAATCCTCTTAATTTAACCATGTCTTCTAAATCTTCTTTAGACTTTTTTCTATTTTTAGCAAACTTACCTTTGTCGTAAAGCTCTACAGCCTGTTCTCTGGTGCATGGTTTTTCCCTTAATATTGCTATTAACAATACGCACCAGTTTTTATCCATCTTTACCGCCTCCCCTAAACACATTAATTAGTAATATAAAAGCTAGTATTTTAAAAAATTTCTACACCTGCAATCTTAATTTGTCACTCATATTTTTTATAATTAATTTATCTAATTTTTGGCTTACCTCTATTGTTCTTTTATCCAGTAAGCCATATTGTTCTATAAATTTGTATAATTTTTGTCTTAACTCTTCCATAAACATACCTCTTTCTTAAAAACTTACTTGACTATTCAATATTTCCTTTTCCTCTACAACAGATTGTCCATTTTATATGCTTAAATTTACTTTTCATGGTTTACCTTCTATAAAATTTTAAGTTAATTACTTACCCTATAAATTTAATTTTCCTTCTAAATACAACTTAGCTATTGTTTTAGTGTAAATCTCCCCTATATCTCTACCACTTTTATTAGTTATCCTTACAGTTATTTTTTGCTTCTTCTTTTTCATTTAGCCTTTGCAACCTTTCTCTTAACTCTTCTTCTAACATTAAAATTTCATCCAACATATTACTCCTCCCATTCTTTTATAGCTTCAAGTGCTATTTTTGCCATCTCCTCAAACGGCATACCGTAGAGCTCGGCAAGAGTTTCTACTCTTAAAAGAGTTAACGGACTCTTGCCTCGTTCTAACAAATTTAAATGATCTGGGCTTATTCTTAGCTTGTCTGCAACAAACTTTCTTTCTAATCCTGCTTTTTTCCTTGCTTTTCTTAACCGCGTCATATTTATAACCTCCTTGCGTTTATATTATCGCAAAACGCGTAAATTATAAACTTTCAAATTTTCTTATATTCTGTTAAAAAAATAAAATAAATCACTAACCCTAGTTAAAGCTTATTTTATCGCATAACGCGATAAAAGTCGTAAAATATATAACGATTTATCTTGAAATGCGATAAAATATATCGTAGAATATAGTCAAGGATGGTGATTATTTTTGACTATAATATCTGAAAGACTTAAGGAAGCAAGAAATGAAAAAGGATTGACACAACAAGAACTTGCAAAACGAATCTCTGTATCTACTAGCATAATAGGTGATATTGAAAGCGGCAGACGTGTAGCAAGTAAAAAAACAGCAGCTAAATTAGCTGATTTTTTTAATACATCAGCTGAATATTGGTTTGATGAAACTGCAGTAACTAAATATTTTTTAAAAAGAGAAAAATATGCTGCTTTAGATAATGTTATAACAACTTTAATTGAAAAAAATGAACTTAAAGATGTTAATAAAATTCCAGAAGATGTTTGGGATATAATAAAAGATTCTATAAAAATAGATTTGAAAGTTATATTAATGAGTATGAAAGGAGATAGTTAAATTGAAAATTGCTATATATAGCAGAAAATCTATTGAGACAGATACGGGGGAAAGTATTAAGAATCAAATCCAAATTTGTAAAGATTACTTCTTAAGACGTAAAAATAATATTGAATTTGAGATATTTGAGGATGAAGGGTTTTCTGGAGGAAACACCAATAGACCAGCCTTTAAGCTAATGATGTCCAAAATTAAAGAGTTTAATATAGTAGCTTGCTATAAAATAGATAGAATAGCTAGGAATATAGTAGATTTTGTAAATGTATATAATGAATTAGAAAAGCACAACATTAAACTCGTATCTATAACTGAAGGTTTTGATCCTTCCACTCCTCTTGGCAAATTAATAATGATGATATTAGCTAGTTTCGCTGAGATGGAGAGAGAAAACATAAGACAAAGAGTAAAAGATAATATGAAGGAATTGGCCAAAGCTGGTCGTTGGACTGGTGGGAATGTTCCATTTGGATATATTTCTAAAAGAATAGATGAAGGAAATAAAAAAGCAACATATCTAGTTTTAGATCCTCTTAAAGAGAATTTAATAAAAGAAATTTTTAATACATATATTAGCACAAATAGTATGCATAAGGTTCAAAAATGGTTATATGATACCAAAAATATTAAATGGTGTCTTAGTACTATAAAAAATATTTTAACCTCACCTGTATATGTAAAATGCAATAAAGAAATAATTAAATACCTTAGTAATTTTGGAGAAGTTTTTGGAGATCCAAACGGAGTAAATGGAATGATAACATATAATAGGCGGCCATATACAAATGGCAAACACCGCTGGAATGATAAAAGTATGTTTTATGCTGTAAGTAAACATACTGGTGTAATAGACCCTAATATATGGTTAAAAGTACAAAGTATACAGGAAAAATCCAAGATAACTCCACGGCCTAAAAATTCACAAGTAAGTTATTTAACTGGAGTGTTGAAATGTGCTAAATGTAAGGCTCCTATGACCATAAGTTATAACCATAAAAATAAAGACGGCAGTATAACTTATGTGTATTTATGTACTGGTAGAAAAACTTATGGTAAAAAATATTGTGATTGTAAGCAAATCAAACAAAATATAATTGATCCTCTTGTGGAAGAAGGTTTAAATGCTTATGCAAAATTGGATATAAAACAATTTAATAAAATAGTAGGAACAAGATCAAAACCTGAAAATAATATTTCTAAAATAGAAAAAAGCATACAAAAAAATAATATTAAAATTAATAATCTAGTTGATAAAATATCTATGTTAAGTAATGCAGCCAGCAATGTATTACTAAAGAAAATAGAAGAGTTAACTAGCCAAAATGAGGAATTTAAAAGAGAATTGTTGTTTTTAAAACAGGAGGAAATTAACAATCAAATGACTTCACCGGAAGAAAAATTTGAAAAAATAAAGTTATTTTCAAATGCTCTAAAATATGCAGATATAGATACTAAAAGAGAACTACTACATAGCATAACAGAAGAAATTTATTGGGATGAGGACATTAAAGACATTAATATAGTAATTTAAAATACTGTATTTATATTTGTCGTGGAACAGCAACGCAAATATAAATACCGTACTAAATTAACAGAGGTGTAATATAT